AAGCCAGAAATGTCGGGGTGATGCCGGTGCCTGTGGGTAGCACAAACTGCGTCACAGTCCCAAGTATGTTGTTAGCGATGCGGCATGTAAGCGCACCGTGGGAAAACGTCGCGGTTGCTGATGGCGTTGAAAGCGGTGTCCCGGCGACCGTGTTGGTAAAACTAACCAACCCGGAGGACTGCTCATCGATACAGGCGTTAATGCCTGCATCTCCGTAGGTCGATGATTGCGTTGCTTGGTTAGTCCCGACGGGCGAGCCGCTGGGGATGATGTATTTTAACGCGGTAAGTGCCATTTGATTAGTTTTTTAAATGTTATTGGACGTCTGTCCATTGGAGAGTATTCCCGGCTGTGTCAGTTAGGTCATTGCCGCCGTTATCATGTAAGTCGCCTTCGCCTTCAAGGAAAGCATCCCAGTAAGCCCATGGGCCAACGCCCACATTGACACCTGCGACTCTTATGTAAAGATGGGTCGCGCCGTCGAAGAGATAGTCGGAAACTAGTGATGTCTCTGTAGTGATTGCAAGGTTTTGATACGCGACACCATCACTAGACCACTCCACTTCGTAGGATTGCGCTCCTACTGCCGGAGACCATGTCACGATAAAGACTTCTGACTGTGTCGGTGATTTGATGACATTGAGGCCGGTAACGACAGGCAGATCTGGGACGCTGTTATCCTGTTCGTATCCCAACGCCGCAACCGATACGGTGTCATAGGCAAAACGACGGTCATCATTGATCACGCAAGTTAGCCCAACGGCCTCCCCGCCGGATGGTGTTATGCCGACAACACGGGCAAGTTTACCCTCCGAGATTTTGCCGAAGGAGAACGGTGGAGGCTCTTGATTCTCCTGCCCAGCCGCGATTCCGATGTCAGGCTGTGCTAGCCCAGCGTCTAGGAGTCCAGAGCCAAAATAGACCTCGTTGGCAGTGGCCGCAACGTTGGTTCCGGTTACAACATACTGGAGAACTTTGCCGAATCTGTCGCGTGTGGCGAATACATGGTTTCCGCCGTCAGTCCACTGGAGTGGCTCGGAGCAGACAAACCCAACAGCGGGAGATCCCGAGTAGATGATTGATTTGATAAATCCAGACTGTCCCCATCGTGGGACGTCGGACGACACACGGACGAGGTCGCCGTAGGTTGCGAGGATACCCTCGAGCCCGGTGGTGAACTTCGCTTGTGTGTTTTCGTAACGGTCCACGCTGCGTTGATACATACCAAAGCGGAAAGCGTTGGTGCGGCTTGTCACGCCCTTAAGATCCAAACGTCGTGGGTTGATCCCGGTATCACCCGGCAAGAAGCAGTCAACCGTCTCAGTTTTCCAAGTGGTCTGATCTATGTATTCAGCGATCAGGCCGTCGTTTGTGTCGTTGCTGACAAGCGACTTTTGCAGCTTGAAGGACTTGTCCACCATGTTGTCCGGGGAGAACATCTGTGAGGGGATCGTCCGCAGTTGGTCGCGTGTGAGCGTAACCACTGAGCCGTTGAGCATGGGCACAGCACGCATGGCACCAGCGGGCGCTTTAAGAGCCTCCCAAAGGGTAACTCGCTGATCAAAGACCCAATCAAACGTTTCTCCACGGGTGTGCGCGGCGGTGGCTTCGGCAGCGAGGAATGCAAGATCGATGTTGTCGTCTGCAATTTGGCCACCGTAGCTCGCCCGCAGGATGTTAGCAAATGCCCAAACGGGATTCCGTGTGGCCGTCAGCGCTGACCACGTCTTCGTCGAACTGTCATAGATCGGGAGCTTCCGCGTCGCGATGACGTTCACTTTGGAAGTCGCGTCGCCTTGGAGATTGTTTGTGGCTCTGGCCTTTACCGCAATCAGAGTAACATCACCGTAGGTCTTGATGGATGGTAGGAAAGCACGTAGTCCCTCCCAATTCACGATGTCGCCCCAGCCGCTTGCAGTAGCTTTGACATCTTTCCGACGCCCGCGGACCTCGAATCTCCCAGCAACGGGAGGGACTACCGAGAAAGTCTTCCGCAGTGGTGAGTTTGTATTTCCCTCAAACTCCGTGTATAAGAATGTCGCAAATGGCCCGGTAGAACTGCCATTAGCGTCAATTGGCCTATATTGGAATTCTAATTCTATGATGTTCTCGACCTGACGCCCGGAGGTAGTAGTCAGACCATATATGCCAGCGGGGAAGACTACGTCGATCTCTAGCTTGTTGGCCGTTGTGTTTGATCCGTTAGCCGCGAATGGTCCAAACCAGCCGCTTGTGGGGTAGTCAACGTCTCCGGTATCCAGCAGCTCAAGCCCCACGGCAGCAGCCGAAGAAACAACGTTGTCGGGGAATAGCTGCATGGCCACACCGGGAGGGACGATTTCAAACTCAACCTCTTGAAAATTCGAGATATCGGTATCCTCGATCTGCACCGCTTCGATATCATACTCACCCTGCCCCAAGCAGAATAACTGATAGAGGTACTGATTGTTGGCATCGAATGATGCGTAGGGAGCCGCTGCGTATGACGGCCACAGTCGATTCCGGCCGTAGGGGTCCTCGACAGGACTGCTACGACGGTTCTGGTTCTGTTGCCCACGGCTTGAGTAGACTGGATCTGCTTGGTCACGCTCGCCAACGACAGGAGGCTTGATCATCGACGCGATGACGACGGAGGCCACTGCTGCGATGATCGAGATGATCAACCAAGAGAGTCCAAGATCACCAACGTGGGGAATGACCCACATTGACTCGTCGTCCTCTAGTTCCGTAGAGTCCCATTCGTCCCGCAGTGGGTAGGATTTCCCTGATCTGCCTATCAACATGATGGCGAAAGGCCCGCCACGGTAGTCTACAGGCTGACTGTCTACCCATGCGCCTATGCTGCCACCAGCCCATTCATCAGATTCCAACCGGTTCTTAGGGTTGAATGCGTCGTGGACTATGTGGACGGTTGCCATTTGTAAAATCTGAAAGTGTATGCTCTCTGAGTTTTAAGGCTCTGAGCTGTCTGCATCGCGGCCCCTACGCCACCAGTGGCATGGAGGATCTGGCCGCCATTTAACCATATGCCACAATGATTGACAACCCTAGAGTTCCCCATTCCCACAAGACCTCCATGCGTTGGGTGGTCCACTTTGAGCCACCTGCCACTCGCCAGCTCTGCCTTAAACTCCCGGGCGATCATCCGGTGGCAATAGACCGATGAGGAAAATAGAGTGTTGGTCAACTCAATTCCCCGCAGCGCGTAAACATATTTAACCAACCCAGAGCAATCCATGCCGCTGAGATCCGACCCACAGATCTCGTAAGGCGTCCCGACAATTTTGGCAAGCTCCGCATCAAATGCTTGGGAATCGATCGCGATCATAATAATCTGTCGGGTATTGCTTGTTCACAATGTTAACAAAAGACGCTCTGGCTCTGACCGTAAAGGCCGAAATCTCGATATCAGAAAGGGTTAATTTGAGCGGTGGGTCACTCTCTGGCACGGAATTGAGGTCACCCCCGGAGAGGTAAACCCTGTGGGTCACTGTAACCGGGTCTAGGGAAGCCTCGACGGTTTCAATGAAGTCATTGACCCGGCGGTCTACGTTGGAGAACTCTAGGCTGAGATCCTGCACACCATTGCCGGTGATCGATGGCAATTTGAATTTGAAACCAACTGGCTCATATGTGACCGAGTTGGTGCGAACGATCTTCGCAGCACCGCCAGTGATTGGAACAGATGCGAAATTGAGGTCGAACACGTTGGTTGTCTGGGTCGCATCACTGTAGATTCTGATACGGCCGATCGTCCCTTCGAATGGTTGATCACCATTTACATTAAACGCGCCCACTTTGTAATCCGTTGAGTGTGATGGCAGAACTGTAGTGTGCGCCCCGGTGACAGTAGCTCCGAGCTGCACAAAGCCAACGCCTGCACCATAGTCCACAAAGAAATTCATGTCTGACCCGGTGCGCGTGATCCTTATCGACGCAGAGGCCCCCTGATTCACCGAAACAGTTGCGGTGGATATGTAGTTTCTGGCGCTCCCAGTGGCATCGTCTTGTAGTGTGATGCCAATGCCGCCGGTGTAATGTACATACACATAAAAATTCCTTTCATTTGCATAGCCCCAAGCTTGTTGCCATTGGCTAAAGAGGTATCCGCCGGGGCTTGACCAGTCGGAATCTGTTATGTCATCGACCTGAAAAGTGAAGTCACCAAGGCCGTTGACGGCTGGTTCGTAGGCAATGCTTCCGTAGCTACCTGCAACACCATCAGAATCAAATAGAGAGTTGACGGTGCCGGGGTTTGTGAGTGAGGCCCCGCCGGAGTACGTTACACCATCGCCCCCGCCAGTGAATTGGGATGGTTTCACTATCGTGACGGGAACGCCCTCCGCATTCGTGAAGCTCCCGGAGTTGTGGGCTTTATCGCGGAAGTCCACCCTGAGGCGTAGGTCAGTTTCAGAAGCTGCACCGTATAGTTCAACGAGCTTGATCGTCCCATGGAATGGGTTGGGTGTGTTGTCTAGCCTCTCCCCAATTGTTAGTTTTCCGGTGGCCTGTTTGAGGCTGGTAATGGTTGCCGCAGTTGGTGCATAAACGCGGTTGACTAGCTCGACCCATGTGGTCCCACTGTCGCGGGAGTAGAAGAATTGAACCGAAGCTTTCGTCGTGTCGAGGTCGTCTGTGCCACGGAAAACCGCACGGATCGCATCGGCATCTGTGGGAATTGACACACCGGAAGAGAAATTACTCTGGACATTTGAAGAATCCCACGCGGGGAAAAATAGCTGCCCATCAGTTTTAACTTGGAGATACCAAGCTTGATAAACGGGTGAGCCTGAGACGATGCTGTGGTGAGCCAACGGAATGACCTCGCCGTCGAAGTTGGGATTAGCTCGGCAATCTTCGCCGAATATGATCCGAGCGTCGAGGTAGTCTGTTGGCAATGTGATATCTGCGGGAAGAACAGAGGCGTAGTTGCCGCCGATTCCGGGGAGACTTAGAACACCATCACCCGGGCCAGTGGCCGCGACTAGTTCCGTTCGATCATTGGCAAGATAGATGCTGTCAATGTCTGGGTGAGCGATCTCGATGGTGTCAATGATGACGGTGTCAGTGGCCGCTAGTGTTGCGGCCTCCTTCATCGCTTCCGAGTAAGATGTGTTTGGCATTATTTTCTCCCTTTTAGTTCAGCAAATTGAGCCGCTGCGGTGCAATATACATCAGCGATTTCCTTGTGGCGATTTGCAAAAAACGATTTTTCTTCGGAATTAGTGATGAAGAAAGGCTCTGTGAGAACCGCCCACCCGGGGGCTTCTTTAAGGAAGCCAGAGCCGTTTCCAGTTGTGCAATGGTGCAAGCCATTATCAACACGGGGACGGCTGCGGGGGAAACGTCTGACCCATTCCTGCTGTGTAAATCTTGCAAGGGCTTCGGCACCTCGGTATTTAAAATGGTGGCCGGAAGCTTCCGGTCGTGGAATGTATGCGTCAAAGTGCAGTTCGAACACGATGAAACATTCGGGAAGTGCCGCAGACACTGCCTCCTTCATCGCCCTCTGGCGAGCGCCATAGGATTTGATGGAGTGCTGGTAGACAAACACCCGCGCTCCGTAGGTCGCAAGTATGGAGCGCATGTGGTTCGCGACCTTTAGATTGTAGGATCTTTCTCCCTCTGCACCACCGCCGGGTTCGTGTCCGATGACGATAGCAATTTCTTTATCTTGGAGGCTTCCCCATGGGTCTCCCCATGGGATCTCTACTTTGTCCCGGAACATCATGGCAGTAATGCATCAAGTGTTGCTTCCGTTATAGACACCGAATCGGCGAACTCTATTTGCCCGGAGACTGTGAAGTTATCAAAAGTCGCATAGCTCGCTTTGTAGTCTTTTGTGAAACGCACCGTAGCAAGTGTGAGCAGGTTGCCATCACCCACCGGTAGACGCATTTGAAACCAATTAGATCCAGAGGCTAGCTTGAATTTCCAGACGGCTTTGAAGTTAGCATATTGCCCCCCAGTGAAGTCAAAACTTATTTGAGCTACCTCCGAATCAGTCGTATATCTCCGGCGCTGGCGGGTCCTCCCAGTGGCCATCTTCGTCCGCATAACGGAAGTCTGTGCTTGAATGCCGTAACGGAATGAGGGGAGCGGGAGGATGGTTTCGGGATATTGGAAAAATGCCATTGTCTTGAGTTGTTAAGCTAGCCCACGGGAGAGGCCGAAAGTGTTCTGCATCATTGGGGCAAAGTCACCGTCTCCGGTGTTGATCTCGTCAGCGAGTTCTGACTTGGCGAGGTCGGCCGCTTGTCTGATTATGATCTCCATGTTGCCGTCACTGTCCCTCTTTGTCTCCACGTTGTCGTTTCCGTAGTTGTTAATGGTGACACTACCACCTCCCCCGGCGGAGTTGGCTTGCTTGAAAAGGTTCGCTTGCTGCTTCTGGTTGAGGATCATCTCGCCACTGTTGACGTTGGCTTGCATCCTGTCTCCATAGGTCGAGTTTCCGGGGATGATTCCCCCGTTGGCGTAGTTGCCAGCGCTAGCGATGCTGGCGATGTTGGCCATACCAGAAGCAACGACGCTTGCCGCCATCATATACTTCGCAGCAGTCGAAGTGACCTCCGGGTCTGCTAGTGCTGCTGTGGCACCTGCATACATGTCGATCGTTGCTGAAGTGATTCTCAGAGCCTTCTGCGCTTTGGCACCCTTCTCTCCGAAGTGTGCAGCGAGTGCGCCGAGGCTATCGGCTAGGCTTGCAGCGCTGTCGAGTTCTAGGGCTGCCATGCGCTTTGCATGCTTCGCGGCCTTCTCTAAATCATCCTTATCTTTCTGATTCTGTCTATCAGCGTCTCTTTGATCGGAGAGGCGTTGTGCTTCGTCCTTGATTGCTTGCTTCTTGTTGAGCTTCTCTTGTAGCTTCTCAAGTTCTTTTTCTTCTTTGGTCTGATCGTCTGGGCCGTGCATCTCGCCGCCCTCTTCCGGGGGTCGGCGCATCATGGCGGGGAAAGACCCACCGTCACCGCCGTTCGAGGCATCGAGGATAGCCTCTAGTTCTTTAACTTTCTTGAAAGACGACTGCCATCTCTCCATCGTGCCGTCGTGTCTCTCAACGATCTTGTCCAGCTTATCAAGGCCGTGGTTTTTTAGCTCCTCATAGGCGTTGTCATATGCTTCGGCGGTGTTATTGATACCTCGGGCCAACGCTGCCAGTTCCTCGGCCTCTTTCTTGGTATCCTCTTCGCCACCATCGAGGCCGGGGATACGGTTGCCGGGGATACGCCTACGGACGATCTCTTTGAACTTATTCGATATCTCCTTTCCCTGATGCTTTAACTGCTCAGGGAGAAGATCCATGTTCTTAGCAGTAGCCAAGGCGCTTAGTTCGAACATCGAAGTGAGGCCCTGTGCGACCGTTGCAAGCC